AGTTTAGGTGGAGAAGCTACAGGTCAAGCTGTTGCGGCCGGTGGTGCTTTATTGGAAAAAATTAAAGAAGGTGATCTTTCTGGTGCAGCAGGCGGTTTAGCAAAAGCTGCAGCAGGAGGAGTCGTAAAGAACTTGGTTGATAAATTTGGTGGCTCAACAGGGCAACTTGCTTTCACAGCAATTACTGGTGCAGTATCAAATCCTTTGTTAGAAATGATTTATAAATCACCAAATTTTAGAACCTTTCAATTTGATTTTACTTTTTATCCAAGAGATGAAAGAGAAGCTTTAGAAGTTCAACAGATTATTGAAAAGTTTCGTTTCCATCAGGCACCTGAAATTGCTAGCGCAGCAAATTTTTTAATACCTCCTTCAGAATTTGATATTAAATTTTATTATGGTGGAGCTGAAAATCCAAATATACCGCCAATTGCAACTTGTGTATTGGAAAATATTGATGTAAATTATACACCAAATGGATTTTCTGCGTATGAAGTTCCTGGTGAAAATTTACCATCTTTAGGTAGAACAGGTATGCCAGTCGCAATTCAAATGACAATGCAATTTAAAGAAACAACATATCTCACTAAGAGTAATTTTAAATCTAATAGCGCAGAAAACAGAAAAGAAGTTAAAGGTCTAGGTCAAACATTTGATAATCCGGCAGCATAAAAATGGCAAAATATTTTAAATACTTTCCAAAAACTTTTTATACAAGTGACAACTCATCCACAGGCGTTGACTCTGTTACAAATATCATTTCAAGATTTGCTTTTGAAAATCAACTAAAAGAAAATTCTACGGCTTTTTATCCTTATCAAATACAAGATTCTGATACGCCAGAAATTATTGCTGACAAATATTATGATAGTCCAGAACGTCATTGGGTAGTTTTATTATTTAATGATATAATTGATCCGCAATTTGATTGGCCTTTAAATTCTAGAGTTTTAGTAGATTACGTTGATCAAAAATATAAAGCAAATGGTGCTTCAAATACAACAGTTCAAACTGGTCTTGCTTGGGCTATGAGCACAAATAACATTCAAGCATATTTTAAAGTAATTACTACAACATCAAGTGATAATATAGTAACAATAAACAAATATCAAATTGATTCTAATACATATGCAAATACCGCAGCAACAACAAACAATTATATAACAGCAAATAATGAAAATGTAACAGTAAAAGTTTCAAAAGAAACTCGTTCTTTTTATGAGTATGAATTGGAAGAAAATGAAAAGAAAAGAGAAATTAAACTTATAAAAAAAGAATTTATACCTGATATTGAAAAAGAATTTAAAAGAGTTATTAAATCATGAGTTTTGAATTAAAAAAATCCACACAGTTTAAAATTAATGAACTTGTGGTTGTTACTAAAGCCGGACCTTTAGATATTTCTAAATTGTATGAAGAATTAAACATTTTTGATTCTTTATTTTTGCCTGTAATTAATGGAAATATTGTATTACGAGATTCTGTTGGTTTATCTGGAAAATTATTATTTGATGGTTCAGAATCATTATTAATTGATATAAAAAAGAGTGAAGAATCAGACATAGCTAATTATAAAAAAGCTTTTAGAATATACAAACAATCTGATAGACAAAATGATGGAATGAATAATGAACTATTTACATTACACTTTTGTTCTGATGAATTAATATATTCAGATCAACAAAGAATAAATCAAAGTTACGAATTAACATATGCTCAAATTGTAGAAAAAATACTTTTAAATTATTTAAAAGTTCCAAAAAATAATTTAACAGGAATTTATGATTTAACTTCAGGTCTTAAAAAAATTGTAATACCAAATTTAAGACCACTAGAAGCTATTGAATGGTGCGCTAAACGCTCAGTTGACATAAATCAATCTCCAAATTTTGTTTTTTATCAAAATATAATAGGTTATAATTTTGCATCTTTATCAAAATTATTAACATTACCTGAAATATTAGATATAAAATTTGAACCAAAAAATCAAAGTGGAGGAAATCCAGGCAGTGAAATTAATACTGCTAGATCAATTGAAGTTGTTTCTCAATCTAATGAAATAGAAAAAACAAGATCAGGAGTTAACGCTTCTAAGTTTATTGGTTTTGATCCATTAACACGAACCGTTGCAACAAAAAACATAAGTTATGGTGACCATTATTTAAATATGAAACACGGTAATCAAAGTCCAAATTTTTCACAAATACAAAATCGTGATGGTGTAAACAATACCGAAACTTATAATGCTAGTAAAACATTAAATATTTTTGGAGCGGCTAGACAGTATAGTGAGTATATTAAAAAGAAAGATCCTTTTTCCATTTCAAAGGAAGAAAATGTTGAATCTTGGTTGTCACAAAGAAAATCAATCATTAATAATTTAATGACAAAAAGAGTAAAAATTGTAATGCCTGGGAATTTTCAATTAACTTCAGGGTTTAATATTAATTTAATTGTTCCAACAGCTGGAAAAAAAGATAAAGGTGACGACAATAATGATGCAAGTTTAAGTGGTAAATATTTAATTGTTGCTTCTAGGCATATTATTGGTTACGAATAACACGAAACAATTATTGAAGTTGCTACATCTTCTTCAGCAAACGAATTTATACCTGTAAGTAATCCTATACAAACTAAAGCTATAGAAAATTATTGAAATGGAAGAAAACCAAGAAAATAAAAATTTTGCAGGTAAAAATGGATTTAATTGGTTCGTTGGAATCGTTGAAGATAGACAAGATCCATTAAAGATGGGTCGTGTTCGAGTTCGCTGTGTTGGTTGGCATGCTGAAAACAAAATTCTTCTTCCAACTGATATGTTACCTTGGGCAATACCAACGTTTCCAATGAACAATACAAATCCGTATGCTCCAAAAGAAAGTGATATGGTTTTTGGATTTTTTGCGGACGGAGAATCTGCTCAATCGCCTGTTATTGTTGGAGTTTTTCCAAGTATACCATTAAAAGCAGGAAATGCACAAGAAGCTTTTAACGATAGTAGAGATAGTGGACAATTATCTTCTGCTCCAGTAAAACCATCCGAATCGGCCTCTTTATATCCTAGAAGATTAGATGAACCATCTACTTCACGATTAGCAAGAAATGATTCTGATTATCCATCTCCAATTAATCAAAGTAAAGCTTCTAAAAAAGCTTCTAAAGTAGAACCTTCTTCTTATTATAATGCAAAATATCCTTATAATAATGTTTACGAGTCTGAATCTGGACATGCACTAGAATTTGATGATACAAAAGATGCAGAAAGAATTCATCTTTATCATCGTTCAGGTTCTTATGTGGAATGGGCTGCAAATGGAGATAGATCAGAAAGAATAGAAAAGGATAAATTTACGGTAATTATTGGTAACGAAAAAGTTTATGTTAAAGGTGATGTGAGTGTTTTTGTAGATGGAAATGTAACAATGGAAGTTGGTGGCAATTTTCAAGCAGATATTGGAGGAACTTGTAAAATAACTTCTGGTGGTAATATGACTTTAACTGCGCCAAGAATAGATTTGAATCCATAATGCCACACGAATTTGTAATTTTAGTGAATGGAAAATTAGAAACATTTATCAGGTATGAAGATATACCTGAAGAATTTGAGAATGTGATTAAATTTTTACCTGAGGTGCCTGACGCACCACACACAGAAGAACAACATGAAGAAATTGAAAGTTGGAATAATAAACTTCAAAAACTTATGGAGAAAGAACGTGCCAGCAGCAACAAGAATAGGTGATGCAGATGTTACACATTGTTCTGGACCAACTAGAGCTCAAGGTTCAGGAGATGTATTTGTTAACAGTATAGCATGGTCTAGACAAGGTGATGTAAACACGGTTCATTTATTGCCTGGAGCTCCATGTCCTGCTCATGCAGCTCCAATTGCTGTTGGATCGTCAACAGTTTTTGTTAATTCTAAGGGTGCAGGTAGAGTAGGAGATGCTATCTCTGGTTGCACTTCTGTGGCCGCAGGATCAGGTAATGTCTTTGCTGGAGGTTGAATAAATAAACGATGGCCACAGTAGACATAAAATCACAACGAACTTTTAAAGATTTGGATTTAAAATTTACAAAACATCCAATCAAAAAAGATGTAAATACGCATGTAAATGAATATGCTATTATTAATTCAATTAAAAATTTAATTTTAACAAATCATTACGAAAGACCTTTTCAACCAGAAATAGGCAGTAATGTTAGACGTTTATTATTTGAAAATGTTGATTCGATAATTGCTGCAAGAATTGAAAGAGAAATAAGCGAAGTAATTGGCAATTTTGAGCCAAGAGCACAAGTTTCTAAAGTGGTTGCTGTTCCTTCTCCGGACGATAATACATATAAGATAACTTTAGAATTTTACATTATTAATAATCCAAATCCAATAACAATTAATTTTTTTCTAGAGCGAATTAGATAAAATGGTAGATCGTTTAAGAGTAACAGAACTTGACTTTGATACTATCAAAGCAAACTTAAAAACTTTTTTAAAGCAACAAACAGAATTTCAAGACTATGATTTTGATGGTGCTGGTCTTTCTATTTTATTAGACATTCTTGCATATAACACACACTATAATGC